ATCCGGGTCAGAACCTCCTGAAATATGGATTCCGTTATCAAGAACCTCATTGTGTATCACTTGAGAAGACGAATTGACATTGGCACGTCATTCGGTATTGAGCCGGCTGATTATGTTGATTGGGTAAAAGTTTTTCTTTTGAAATTCATAATAGAACATACAGCCAGGTTTGCTGATTTTGCCACCATTCACACTACAATGTTGTTAGTACTGGGTGAAGATGATCCAAATTACGTAGAGAAGGACACTCCAATAGTGGAGATTGATCCCTTCTATTTACCGTATGATGATCTTGACGTAGACTATACTTCATTACATGTGTTTGGTGATGAAAACCAATCCTGTTCCGACCGTGATGAATTGAACGATTTTATATCGAACATTTCACACATCCCAGAGGGTACTTCCTGGGGTAGTGAATCAGACACTTCTTTCGTTGAGCATCTTGATGAAATTCAAGACATACCGACGAAATGTGAAATTTCTGATAAACCGGTTGAAGAAATTCCATTTGACGATGATGGTAAAGTTGTCGATGATGTATGGGTTGATGCCGAGCCTTCAAATGCTCCGGAAGTTTCCTATGATGCCGACATACGCGCTTGTGGTTTCATTTCTTATGCCTCTGGAAGTTCCGGGGCGTCAAAATGGACCCCGAAGGTGAGTCAGGTTAAACCCGACCCTTCTGTCATTCAAGCTGCGGTTGACGAAATTTTTCCCCACCACCATTCTGTCGATGACAGGTTTTTCCAAGAATGGGTTGAAACCCATGACATAGACTTGGAAGTCACCAGTTGTGACCTCGATATGTCCACGTTTAACGATTGGACGAAAGGGGTTGACACTAGGTTGGTGCCGAACATGAATGTTGGTGGCTTGTCCCATAGGGTCCCAACACAGCGAGAAGCTCTGTTGGCGATAAAGAAAAGGAACATGAATGTTCCTGAACTTCAAAGCAATTTCGATCACGACGATGTTTTAAACCGATGTGTTATCAGATTCATAACACATGTCGTTGATAAGACCCGTTTATCGAAATTGAACCCGATATCTGGTGAGGAGTTGCATTACTTCAACCAATATTTGGAAAATAAAAATCCGCCTTTAAGTGAATACAAAGGTCCGGTGCCATTGGTGGCTTTAGATAAATATATGCACATGATAAAGACCACCTTGAAGCCAGTGGAAGAGGATAACCTCCACATTGAACGACCAATTCCCGCGACAATTACATATCATAAGAAAGGAGTTGTCATGATGACATCTCCATATTTCCTATGCGCGATGGTTAGGTTGCTCTATGTGTTGAAGTCAAAATTTATTGTGCCAACTGGGAAGTACCACCAAATCTTTCAAATGAATCCCGAGTTGTTGAAACACTCGAAGGAATTTAAAGAGATTGATTTTTCAAAATTCGATAAATCCCAAGGTCGATTGCACCATGATGTGCAGTTTCGTCTCTTTTTGGCTCTTGGTATGCCGGAGCATTTTGTAACTACTTGGTTCAATTCCCACGAGAAAAGTTACATTAGAGATCGAGACTGTGGTATCGGATTTTCCGTTGATTATCAACGACGAACTGGTGATGCATGCACTTACCTTGGGAACACTTTAGTAACACTAAGCGTTCTCAGTTATGTGTATGATTTATCAAATCCCAATATTTTATTTGTTGCCGCCAGTGGCGATGACAGTTTGATTGGATCTATTGACCCTTTACCGCGTGAAAAAGAGGATTTGTGCGTGTCCCTTTTCAATTTTGAAACAAAATTTCCTCACAACCAACCATTCATTTGTTCGAAGTTTTTATTGGTTGTTGAGTGCGATGATGGGTCTGAAGAAGTTTTAGCTGTTCCCAATCCTCTAAAACTTCTGCAAAAACTTGGTCCCAAAAACCTTCAAGTCACCGTTTTAGATGACTATTATCAGAGTCTCTGTGACATCTTATGGGTTTTTAATGATGCCGACGTGTGTCGAAGAACCGCCGAATTGGCGGAATACAGACGTTTCAAAGGAACTAAGAAATGTCTGTTTCTGGAGTCTGCTCTCCTGAGCTTGCCTAGTTTAGTGGCGAACAGGATGAAATTTGTTCGAAGAACTATCAATTTAGAGAGTTCTAAGGCTTGTATTCGAAACGATGTTTATTCCGATCTTGTTCCTCACTTTGACTCTCGCGTCAGCAGATGTAATGACTCTGAAGGGGTCCGAACCTCAACCTTCGACGATGGAAAGTCGTCCAAGTATGCCTCCGATAGACTTAGGAAAACCGAGTGTCACGGAGAAGCCCGGTGTAGAATTAAACCCCGGAGAAACCGTAAAAGTGAAAGCGGAGCAGTCCAATACAGTCAATCCAGTGGAATTGAAACTGGAAGAGCGAAGCCCTCCCGGAAGGGTAGGGTCAAATTGCATTGACTGTGCTATTTCCAACTTGCCGGAGGCGATGTTCTCTGTCAAGGTTCCGAAGTTGAACATCAACTTCGAGGTGTCTGATTTTCCGTCTTCAAGGTTAATATTTGCCTCGTTAGCCCAAAGGGTGAAGTCTATTCCCTTTATCGAATCTCTGAGTTTTCCCAGTGATATTCAAAGGATGCAGCTTCGTGCTTTGGGTGACGTAGAAGTCCTCATCTCTATTCCAAAATTTGGTTGGAAACAAATTTTGAAATTGTCTGATGTGGTTTCCGGGTTTGATATCCCGAAGATCCCATCCATAGCTCCTAAAGTGGAGTCATGTGTTGGTGATTGCCTAAATTTTAAAATTTAGGGTTTTCCTCTCTTTGAGAGATGCCGCTTTGCGATGATGTCAGTAGGTGGGCGAAACATACGCTTCTTTATGTTTTCT